GCCTGCGCTGGACTATCCAATCGAGTCATTGCGCGAACAGCGGCAGAGATAGGGCTGTTTGCCGTAACGTCCGAAACATAGGAGTTAATCTGACGCGGCGACATGGCCTCCGTACCCGTCTGCGCCGCCAGCGCAGCGCGAAGCTGGGCGTCAAGATTCTCTGGAAGCGGTGTTCTGCCTAGCGTGTACGATGCAGCTCCGTGAGCCATGCTCGGCAATATCCCAGCAATCATCGGCACAGCGAAGCGCAACGCTTCACCTGTCAGGTTGTTTTGGTTTGCCGAACTGCCAACCAACTTATCCAAGTTCTCTGCCGTAACGCCAGCGGAAGCGCCGCCAATCGCCTGAGCGACAGGGGCTTCTTGCATTGAGTTGCCAATGCGCTGCATAAGGTTCATGCCGGTCGGATTCGCCGCCTTGCCAGCCGCAGCCAGCACCTTGCCTTGGGCAACCCCGCTAAGGCCATCCAGCCCGCCACGGACAGCCGCCTGCATATTCCTGTCATATGGCGTCTCCATCTTTGGCACACCCAAGGCATCCAACCCTGCATCCACGGCAGAGTTAGTGTCGGCCATAACGGGGCCACGGCCAAACGCGCTGGAGATGCCGTTCGCAAACAGAGACGCTAGGTCGGTAAGTCCTTTTGCTGCCAACCCTGCAACAGCGCCGGGGGCGGCGCCAACGCCGCCAATCAAAGCTCCAGCCGCGCCGCCTGCTCCTGCCGCAGCGCCATAAGGAGCCAGCACTCTGCCGGTCTTCGCCCACGCCTTTGGGTTAAACAATGACGCTGCGTCCGAATAAAGGCTATCAAATCCAGACGTGTCGAATCCGCCTGTCTGCGCGGGTGCAGACGGAGCGACCGGCGCGGGCGGCTGAGCGGACCCGAGCTGGTCAAAAATGTCGCCATTCGCCGGTTTCTTGTCTGGCGCGATTTGGTCAAAGATGTCAGGCATAGGCTACTGTAACAGGAACCCTTGTTTACGCGCCAGCTCTCTTGCTTTGTCCTTATCGCCGCCAGCGGCTTTCAGGAACTCGGCAGCATTCTTTGCGTCGAGTCTCTGGTTCTTCACGTCCGGCCTTGGTAGCACTGGCATGGGCAAGCTATTCGCCATACCAGAGAACGCGCCAAGAAGCGGAGACTCAGGAAAAGCAAGGGATTGCTGAATCTGTTGCGCGATTTCTGGAGGAAGCTGGTATCCCTGAGGAAGCGACGCCAACAGAGAACGCAGCTTCATTGACGATTCGTTCGCCATGAACCTAAGCCTGTCTGCGTTCTTTTCTGCTCCAAATCCAGTATCAGGAATGAATCCAGAAGATTGCAGCTTTTCATTCTCAGTATACGCGCCGCCATACAACTCATGCGCTTTCGCAGCCGCAGCACTCTGCAATGCCCCTTTAACCTCGGCGTCGGCGGGACCAGACAAGGCGACTCCCAGCTTCGGAGCAATGTAATCCATAACGCCACCCACAGCATCAGGGCGCTGGGTGATTGCGCGGATAGCTAGATTCGCTTGCTGAATCGCAGAAATCGACCGGCTAATCTGGTCGAGCGTTTTCTCTGGGGGCTGCATCCCCTTCACGTTTGTTACAGAGTTTCCGCTTTGAACAATCCCAGATGCCGCAGCTTTACCGCCCTGCTGGATAGGCTGCGCTGGCCCAATCGTAGGAGCCTGCGGCGCCATGGATTGCGCCGGTGCCTGCGGGGCTTGAGGCCCAGTGAATGCGTCTGCAATGCCGCCTGTCTGCGCGGGTGGCGTCGCCGATTGAGCAAAGTTGGCATTTGCAGCGTCAATCGCTTGAGTTGTGCGCAGGTCGCCGGGAGCGAACACTGCCGTGCTACCGGGCGCTAAGGACACTGGCGGGAATAGCGCTGCTGATGCAATCTGAGCTGCCGACAAGCCGCTACGCTCAATCGCCCCGCCTTCCGCTTCCGTTTTTGTCGGACGCCTACTCCAGCTCTCCTGAGCTTCCATTTTAATCTTCTGGTCTTGGAGCGCGGCCTCGTTTATCGCAGACATCGCAGCCTTAAGGTCCGGCCCCATCCCAGCAGACACAACGGCAGCTAAAACATCACCTTCGCGCCCAGCGGCAGGCTCAAGTATATTGTTGTAAGGGTTCCGAACAATCGCGCCAGAGCGGAACAGATTGTTTACGGTTTCAGCCCCTTCATAAATACGCCTTTCCTTGGCCGCTGCCGTTGCCGCCTTGGCCGCTTCCGCTGCGGAAACGCCAGCCTGATTTACACCATGAAGGAAAGAGCCAAACTGCTGCCCTTGCCCTGACTCAACTGCGTCTGCAAAAATCTCAGCCGCGTTTTGGGGATTTACGCGGTAAACCTGATTGGCGCTGTCGTAAGTCAAGCCTCCGCTACGAAGCGACTGGCCAAACCGGTTGGTTGCAGCCTGCTTGCGTTCGTTCTCGCTTTTCTTGTAATCAAACTCTTGCTGATGCAAAGCGGTGTTTGCTCTGGAGTTATCCGCCGCAGCTTTGCTCGCTTGGATTTGCGAACCCGCCATCGGGATGCTCGTAAGCCCGCTTACCATGCTGTGAAACATTTCAGGACCACCACCAAGCACACCCTGCCCAAGCATTCTGCCAACCATTTGCGGGTTGATTTGCGGCATACCGTCCGCGCCTATTGAAATACCACCGCCGGACAGTAGGTCAGCAAGCCCTTGCCGCCCCTGCAATGTCTGCACATTCAGACGCATCTTATTCTCTTCGGCAGGGTTGCCGATGATGTCTCTGAACGCGCCAATGACGTTCGACAGGTCGTTCTGTGTTGCAGGCATAGCTTTAGAAAGTTCCCGGCCCAACAGTTCCCTTCGGGAACAACTGCGTCATCGACTCCAGCCCCATAGCCGTGCGATTAGCGTTCATGGCGCTCAGGCTTTTCGTGGCATTAGAGGCCATGGTCGCAGACCCGTACATACCGGCCAGCGAGCCAAGTGCCTGTAGCGCCATTCCGAGATTGTTCATCTTATCCCCAGCGTGCGAAGCCCTTTGCAGCTCAAGCGGAAGCACGGCAGAACTGCCCCTCATAAACCCGCCCAGTATATTCTGAGTGTTGGCCACGTTGGCGTTCTGGATTTGCGTGTTGCCCAGCATTGTTCCGAACCCGCCAAGCGCGGCCTTGGCCGCGAGCTGGCCTTGAAGACGGGCCTTTGCGCCGCTCATCGCCTCACGATAACTGTCTGCAATCGCTTTCGGCGCAGAGTCGGACGCCATGCCAGCTCCAGCCGCAGGCGTGAGTGTCTGCTCAATCGTCTGCTGAAACTGATTGTTCAGCGCGTTTGATGCGTCCTTTTCACGAACCTGCTGGTCGGTGCCCTGATTGTACTTGAGCGAGCTGTCAAACTGAGCAAGCGATTCGTTCGTGAAACCTTTCTGGCGAAAAAGCTCTGCCTCATTGGCGTTGTTCATCGCCTTTTTTGCTTGCGATTGCCCGTACATCTGCGCTGCGGCACCAGCCGCAGACAGAACCGCCGCAGTAATGGAGATGGGTTCGCACATGGCTTTATTTTACGATTTTCCCAGAGTTACTTCCCGTAGGCTTCACGTTGCCAAACATCCCTTGATACGCACCGCCAGAGTTAATCGCCTGTTCTCTGTCGTACTTATAGAGGCCAGCAAGGTTACTAAATGCGCTGGTGAGCGGGTTAAACGAGTCTGGCCGGTTCTGCTGAATATACGCCTGATTGTTGGCAGCTTGGGTAGCCGCCTGCGGGTCCGAGGTCGCATTGAGCTGCGATACGAGACTGCTGCGAAGGTCTTGGATGTTGCCGCGAGCCTGATTGGCGTACTCGGACGCCTTGCCTTGAATCTCGGCCTGCCGGTCTGCGAACTCCTGAGCAAGCCGCGACAGACCAAACGACCCGGCGCTGGAACCTCCAAGGCCGCTTGAAGACAGCTGGAGCTTCAGCGCAGACAGAGCATCGTCGTACTGCTGCTTGAGCTGGGGCATATAATAGCCCGTGTAGTTGGTCGCCTTGTTGTTGAAGTAAGAGTCGTTAAACGGCTTGAAAGCCGTGTCAATCCCAGTCATTCCCTGCCGGATGCGGGCTTGACGCTGCTCCTCCTGCTGTCTTGCTCGTTCGGCGGCACCGCCGTCTCCTCCTCCTCCACACATAAAGTTTTCTCGTCGGGTTAGGGGTTACGCTTCCAGATAAATCTCACGAAATCTTCGCCGTTCTTGCCCCACTTTGTCAACCGACAATCCTCAACACCTCCCAACATCCGAATCCACCTGTGGATTTGGTCATACCCAGCCAGCGAAAAACACTGCCCCAGCGTCATGCCGTACTTAAATGCGTGAGGAATGGCGTGCCGCTTCGCGTATTTGGTCATGCCTAGCATCACTTCGGGCCAGCGGTCTGTGGCAAACATCCACATCCAGTGCACGCCACCCCAAGCCTGATAAATGCCATAGGCGGCAACAGGCGTGTGGTCGTCTGCGTACCCAATAGCCGCAACACCCGTGAAGCGCTGGTTGTAAATATGAAGGACAAAATCATCCACGTCTGCGCTGTGGCGAGTGGCAAATATCTCCTCCCTGTCGCGCTCCCTCATGTTGCGGACGATATAAGCGAGGGCCGTTAGTTCTAGTCTATCCAGCGTCATTGATTTCAAAGTGTGCTGCAAAGTTGCCAATCTTCGCGTACTCGGCGGTCTTGTGGCGCATCTGGATGCCAATATGCGTCCCAAGGCCGGTCGCCATTACGCGCCCGAAAGAGTAGGTCGAGTTTTCTATGGTTCCAACGTAATCTCTCGCATCCTGCGCGGACACATCCATGCCGCTATACACCTCCCATTTGCCGACGCAGGCCGAGTCGATTGCTGTCAGCGACTTGAAGTGAGCTGGCTTTCCTCCGTCGAGATACGGCATGGTCACAATCGCCTCCGAGGCGTCGTAAACATTCCCACTCGCGCCGCCATAGAGGTACACGTCTGCGCCGGAGCGAATAAAGATGCGGTTGTTGAGAATCGCAATCGCATCAACCGAGAACCCCGGTTGATAGACGCTCCACGCGGCAATGTCCGGCGTCGGGAAGTAGGAGTAGACGTAGATTTTCTGCCCCAAGGCCAGCCAGTACCGGCCTTCAATCGGGTCGATGAGGCCGATGGCGCTATTGCGCTGCTCCTGCGTGAGTGAAGCAAGGTCTGCAAGCACCATGTCATCAACCGCCGTGCCGATGTCTGAGACAACCGCGACGTTCGATGCGTCACGGGCGCGAAGCGACCGGATGCCGGACGAGGACAGGAAATAGGTGTCTACGTTTCCCTGTGCGACAACGCTCTTCGGCGCGAACGTGCCGATGTTGTTGAGAATCTGGGCTTGCGAGTTTTGCTTTGGGTCAGCGTTCATTGTCCAGACCTGCACTGCCGTCCGCGAGAAGACAGCTAGCTTGCCCTGATAGACGGCGATACTGGTGAGCGACTCAGAACCGGCATCTTGGTTGGCGAGGTTAATGACGCCAGCGCCCTTGAGCGTGTCGTTCGTGAACGCAGACGGTCCGCCGTTTGTGTCTGTCTCGGAGAAGTACAGGAGACTTCCTGCAATCGAATACATCTTGTTGTTGTACGTCCGAGCGAACGTGCCGAGCGCAGACAACTGAGCCTGCACCGAGTAGATGCTCGGCCCGACCGTGACATTGAAGATGTCGTTGGCCTCGTAGGTTCCGCTCAGGGTAATGGTTGTCACCTGCGCGGTCGTCTCGGTCGCGGCGACCGTTGAAACCGTCATCTTCTGGTTTGCGTTTGTGCCGCCGTTTTGCGTGGCGACCGCAATCGAATACGCCTGCCCGACGACCTCGAAGTTGATGGTGACAACGCCGTTGAGCGAAGTGGCCGAATACTCGCCCTCCTTATAGATGGCGGCAGCAAGCGCGGCGGCAACGCCCGTGAGCGAGCCGGACGCGGCAATCTTGTCCCACGAAGACACCCGCTTGGCATCGAAGAAATGCTGAATCTTCGAGCCGTCAAACTGCGCGATGGCGTACACCTTGCCGCCATAGTTCTCGGCGGACAGCAGGCGCGTCATGTTTGTGCCGTTGTTCGCAAACGCCGTTGCAGACGACAAAGTGACGCCGCGAGTGGTTGTCGTGACGACGGAATCCGGAGTTATTCCACTCGTCAGGATAATCGAACCCTGAGAATACTCAGCAAGCACGCCGTGCTCTGCAACGCGGGCGTTGATAGTGTCAGTGAGCTTTAAGGATGTCGCCTCGGCATCGGAAGCTCCGGTCGCATCAAACACCCACGGCACCTCCGAAGACGAGAGGAGCTGCGTGCCGTTCACGGAAACACCAATGAACGCTGGGGCGACATAAACTTTCGTTGAACTCGTCAGCAGGTTTGAGTTGTAAATAACGAACTCTGTTGACGTTACATCACGCAGCTCATACACCTTGCTTTCAGATGGTTGCTCAGGGAAGTAGAGGTACGCCTTCGGGGGAAACCCGACCGTTATTGAAATGACCGGACCCGTCAGAAGCTTTGAAAGCGTGATGGTGTTATTCTCTGCATCAATCGCAGTAATCGTCGTTTCAGCCTGAATGCCAGAACCGGATACAACTTGGCCGACGCCGAGACTGGATGCGTCAATCCCAGTCACGTTAAACTGACCTGACAGGCCGAAACAAGTGAGCGACTGCGAGTAACCAAACTGGGCGGCATTTGCAAACGTGATAGTCGCGTCCTTAGAAGTCAGCTCTGACTCCGAAGCGGTGCTTGTGCCGTAAACAGCAGTATTTACTCGCCCTTGCGCTGCCTTAAGTAACGTCTTAACAACTACACCGCTAGTAGTATTTACGCTTCCTGTGTCGATATAGAAACTGTTGTCGTCAATCTTGGTTGGCGTGTAAGTTCCGTCTGGGGGCTTTTCGCCGGTAGTGACGCCTGTTGGAAACGAAAACGTGAAAGCCCGTTTTTGCAGGTTGCCTTGCTTTGGCATCGTCACCTTTAGCCGGTACGCCCGCTCGCGGACAACCATGGCGGAGGCGATTGGCGCTTCCGCGAGCTTCAATGTCGCAGACGCGCCTCCGGTGTAAAGACGATTGTAAGAGAGCTGGTAGCCGGGAATGCTCGGCAGCGTCACAGACGCCGCAGACCCGAAAGTGACGAGCTGGCCGTTGACTGCGTGCAGGCCGAACGTGCCGGTCGGCAGCGTTGCCACTTTCACAAACGCCTTGCGCTTCTCGATTTCGCCGCCACGGGTGATATGGCAGTTGATAAGCTCTTGCAGCGTTCCCGGCTTGGACGTAATCGCCATGCGGCGAGCGTCCATGCCCTTGTTGAAGTTCTCGGTTAGGAGGTACATCAGACCGTGGGGACGTTCGGTGAATCACTGATTCTGCGTGTCCGCAGCGTCCAATCGCTGTTATGGGACGGCGCTTGCACGCCGCCGGTCACAAACATCGTGCTCCGCTGCATCTGCGCCTTGAGCTTGTTGAAATGGGACTGGGCAATCTGGTTCTTGGACTGCGCTAGCGGCGACTTTAACCCTTGCAGAAGCTCTGCGGCGGCAAACAGGACAATGAGGTTCGCGTCGATGTCAGAGACATCATTCGGGTTGATTAACGGGTTCAAGTGCCGCACGCAGCGCCAACGGAGCGTCTGCGAGTTGGCCGGTGTCGGCCAGACCTCGTACTGGTCGCCCTCCCACCAGCGCCAGAGCTGCACGGGGTCTGCGCGGTAGGAGCCTTCCGGCATGGAGGCGTTGTAAATCGTGGTGTTGAACCCGTACTTGAGCGGGGTCCATGAGTTTGACCATTTGACGTGTGCGGACAGCACGCGGTCGCGGTTAAGCCGCTTGTCGAACGAGTAGTACCGATTACCGGCCTCAAGCTCTTCATCAGACTCGATAATGAGATGAGGCCAGTTAAACGATTCGTAGAGAAGTTCCTGAGTGCGCCGCGCAAGGTGCTCGATGGAAGGGAACATAGACACGCCTTGCTGGAAGCTAGGGCTTGCCCCAATCTCCAGCCGGATGTCGCGGACTATCTCAACGAGCTGCGCGGTTTTCATTTCGCTTTCTTGGAAACTACTTCGGGTTCGGGTTCAGCATCTTCATCTGCCTCGTCTGCGCCACCAACAAACGGGTCGTTGATGTCGGAGAGCTTCTCGGCCAGCTTGATACCGACGCCGGGGAAAACTACGTCAATGAGGCGCTCGCCCTTTTCTGTGCGTGCGCTGTCATACTCGCGGCGCAGACGCTCCAGTTCGGTCGCAGACGAAACCTTCTTCGTCTCCTCGATTTCAAGGACATTCACCGAGTCGGCCCCGTTATGAATGACGCGCAAGAGCGTGATTTCAGGGACAGAGACGCCGGACTTGATGACGGTGTTTAGCATATCACCGCCGAGCTTCACTTCGACTTTACAATACTGCATGGATGTTTCGTGTTGAGGTTAGAAAAAAGCGGTGGGTCAACTCTCGGTCAACCCACCGCTTGAGGAGCTTACGCTACTTCGTACACTCCGGAGCTGTTAAGCTGCCGTGCGACCGTCCCGCCCGTCCACGTCATTGCGCGGTAGAGCGTGTACTGGTCGTAAGGCCGAGCCGGGGTGTGCGTCTTGCGGTCTTCACCCTCCATGACGTACAGCGAAACCGCGCTGGAGTCGAGGATGTAGCAACGCTTCGTGAACCCAAGGTCATCGAGCGTCGGGTCATAGGCGAAGTCGCCCAGTCCTGCCAAGGAAATGACAGGCATCCCGATGTCGTTCTTCCCTTTGTTCTGGAAGCCCTGCAAGGTGTAGTAACCCTTCTCATGCACTTCGGATTCAAGAGCTTCGATGAAGCCAGAGCCGCAGAGCACCAAGTCGGGTTTCCCGCCGTACCGCTTGAGCTGACGAAGTTCCGCACGGAGCTTCTTCGTGAGCGCCTGCGTGGTTGGGGACGCAGTGATTTTATTTGCACCGACAAGCGAACGGTTCCTCCAGTAGAAGAAGCCTTTCGAGTCCTGCGTGGTCGCACGGGACAGACCGCCGACAGTGCCCGTGGTTGGGTCGTCTGCGATGTAGGCCGTGATGCCAGCAATGAGCTTGGCGTCCTGAGTGCCATCCTTCCACAGCATATTGTTGAAGGACCGCGCCCAGCCTTCGCTCATGTCGTCGAGCTTGTCCTCAAGCAGGCCGACGAGCGAGGTCATCTCGCGCTCGCTGTGCTCCGAGGTCTTCGCCCCGTTCAACGTGTCCACAACGGAAATCCCGTCACGCTTGAGTTCGGTCAAGGTGATGGTGATACCGGCGTGAACTTCTTTCCACGGGAAGTTTACCCGCTTCAAGTTGGCAGGGTTGCCATAGGCCACAGTATCGTTGTGGGTATACCCAGCGATTGCCGTGGTGTAATCCCCTTTGATGGGCAAGTCGATATTGCCTTTGCCGCCGGGGCACGTCTTCTGCCGCTTCATGTAGAAGTCGAGCAAAGGACGCGCTTGGATGGTTTGGGCGAACGCCGGACCCTTGATGTAATAGTCGAGAGCCGCGTTCGCAATGTTGGTTAGTTCAGCAGTTGTGAATGCCATATTATTGCGATGTTATTATGATTTACCAGCCGCCATCATTATTGCTTCACGCAATGACTTCGGCGCTGGCGTTGCGGACGTTACAGAGTTGCCGCTGGTCATCGTGCGAACCGGCTGACGCCGAGGACTCAAGCCCTTGAAAGACTCGTTGACCTCGTTGTAAGCACGCTCGGCAAGGGCAATAGCCTCTTGCGGCGTCTGCGGCTGGCTCACTTGGAGCAAGACGCGGATTCGGTCGCCAATGAACTGCGACTTGGCTTGGTAGTCGGCATCCCGTGTTTTGAGCTGCGATTCCCAACCAGACACAGCCGACACAATCGCGTTCATCGAGGCCGCTTGCTGCTGCTGAAGCTGTGCGGCTTGGAAAGCCTGCAACTCCTGCTGCTGACGGGCCGTCAGAAACTCCGATTGAGCACGCTGCCGCGCCAGTTCTGCCGCACTGTCCTTGTCGATGAAGCCGTCATCAACCTTCTTGGCGATGTCTTCAGGGAGAGACTCCCCGGCAAACCGCCTCAAATGCTCCATTGTCGGCTTCAACGCTTCGAGAGCGCGGAGCGGGTCGTTTTTAATGAGCGCCATTACCTGCATCCCCTGAGCGACCTCTTGGGCGTTCAGGTTGTTGCCGCGCATGAAGCTCACGACCTGCTGATACTGCGAAGCGTCTTCCTTGAGGGAATCGCGCTCGGCAAGCATCTGCTTCCAGCGTGGGTGGTTGTGGAATGGCAGTTTCGAGTCGTCCTCACCTGCATTCCCGTCCTGTTGGGATGCTGGTGTGGTCGGCTCCGTGGTGCCGCCTTCCTGTGGAGTGGACGAATCTCCAGCCGTCTGCCCTTCTGCCTTTGTCTGCGAGACTACATCTCGCACCGCAGACAGCAGGTCTTTCGGCTCGTTAGCGTCCGTTGGTTTCTCGACTCCGGGTGACGATTCCGGGTTCACATCTTTAGCGTCGGCGGGTCCATTGTTGCCAAACCCGACCGGAGCTGGCAGTGCCGGTTCCGGTGATGGCGTTGGCGTTTGTGTCTGAGCCGCTGACGAAGCGGCGTCTCCATTTAGCGTCGGCATGGTCGTGTTTTACTTTGTTGGTTTGTTGTGGTCAACAGAAATCACATACCGCTAGGCATCGGCGTTGCCGGTCCTCCCACCGTTTCAGGCGGGCCGGGTGGCGGCGTCGGTGCGTTCGGATGTTCCTGCTGATTCTGTGCGCCCTTGCCGCCCTGAGCATTGGGGTCGCCTTCGGGACCGGCTCCAACGACGAGCTGTTTTTGGGCATTCATGGCCATGATAGACTGCACTCCGGCAGCGATGGCGTCTGTAAGGTCAACGCCGTCATCCATGCGCTTGACCGCCTCCTTGGCGAGCCATTCGGGGTTGATGCCGGGAATCTGCATCAGGATGGGCGCGATTTGCTGGAAGTTCGCCGTCTCTGCGGCCTTGTTCGGTCTACCGGAGGAACCTGCCTCGATTTCAAGCATCAGCTCGTCTGCGACATCTTGAGCCGTCAGCGTTGGCCAGACCGCTCCGGGGCCGACAATCTTCATCACTGTCTCCTCGTTTAGATTGAGCAGCATGGCTTGGCCAGCGGCGCGGGATAGCTCCGTGAGGAAGTCATCGAGGTCGTCCACGTTGGATGCAATCGCCGCAGCCCGCGAGGACTCCGCAATCGAGGACTGCGTGGCCGTGGCCGAGTTCGTGCCGCCGAGATTGGCCTCTTGAGCGCCGACCGTGCGGAGTACGTCATCGAACACTGTATTCACGTCATAGAGCGCGGGGTCAATGCCGACGCTCTTGACCGGCTGAATGACATCATCGACCTTCTGGCCGGGTTGCAGCGCGTTTAGCACCACAACCGCGTTGTTGGGGCGCGTCTGCAACTTCAGGACATCTTCCTCATCGAGCATTCCCTGCGGCACAGCGTAGCAGGGCCGGTTGGCGATGCGATGCTCACGGAGCGACTGGCGCGAGCGGTTGTACTCACGCTGCATAGGCATGAGCAGCTCCACGTCAGATGGCGGGTAAATCTTCTTCTCGTTCTCAATGTCGTTGAACGTCAGCGTGAAAAACGGCCAGAAACGCTCAAGCGCCAGCGGCGGCTCGGACGGCTCTTGCAGGAAGTCTGCGTAACCATCGCAGACGACATACATCATATTGTCTGCCTTGGAGTAAATCTCCCAGACAACGCACTTGTCGCGGGCCTCGCCCTTGGGGCTGCGGTCATAGGGATTCTGGAAGGGCTGGTCTTCCTTGTAGGCCGTGAAGTTTTTGCCCACGTCTATTTTGTAGATTTCCTTCAGGTCATCGGGACTCAAGATGAACTCCTGAGCGACCCACTGCGCCCCGACGAACGTGCGGATGTTTCGGCAGCGCGGGTCTACGATGATTGAGGACGACTGCGGGAAGTCGAACACAATGCCTTCTTTGACAATGATTTGCGGCTTGGCTTGCAGGTCTTGCAGGATGAGCCGGAGCTTCTCGCACTCGGCGGCAGTCTCCTCCATGCGGTTGTCGAGCTTGTCGGCCATCAGGCGCTCCATCTCGGCAATCTGCTGGGTTACGTCCGTGATTTTCTCCACGTCTTCAGGGCGCTTCTCCATGAGGCGCTGGAAGCCCAGCTTCACGAAGCCGACAGACGTGGTGCAGACGCGCCGGACGAGCTGCTTCATCTGGAGCTTAAAGTTCGGCTCTTGGTTGTGAAGGTAGTAGTGGTGCAGGATTTCCAGCGTCTTTGCCACCTTGTCCAGCATGGCGCGTTTCTGGAAGCCTTGGGTGGCGTCTTGGATGGTCGCCTGCACCTGTGGCATGAGGGGCGTCGGCATTCCCATCTGCGCTTGTTGGGTTTGGGCGTAGGCCATCTGCAAGGTCGACGCAGACTCGTCCCAGACGGCAAAATCGAGCGTCTTCCGGCGCTTGCAGACAGCTTTCGGGTTCTTCGCGTAGAGCGAGGCCACGCGCTGTTGAATATGGCGCTGAACGAGGTTGGCAACGTATTTGTCTTTGGACTCGCCTTCATTGCCCCACTGATTGCCGCGCACGAAGTCCATGGAGTCGCGCATGGCCTTGAAGTCGGCCTTCCAGTGCTCCTTGGCGTTCTTGAGAGCTTCCTGCCAGCGTTTAACAAGGGCGGCTCTGGCGGGTTCAGGGTCAGGCGTCTCGCGTAGAATCATGCCGGAGAGGCCGTTTCCCTCGGAGAGCTGCTCTTCGGGGGATTCCATCGCCTCTTCAGGGGTGGACATAAAGCCGGTCAGCCCGCCTTGGGTCATTCCGGCCATTGGGTTCATCATCGAAGGGTCCATAAAGTCTCGTCAGTATCCGTCTGCATGGGCAGCACGGCGTTTTCTCTCTTCCAGCTTAGTCTGTTCTTTGACCCACGCAAGCGTCCCGCTGCGCGGGGCTTCTTTCTTGGGCTTCGGGCCAGACGCAGACACTTGGAAGGTAAGGCCCATGCCGATATACGCCAGCGCATCAACAAAGTCGTCGTGTGCGCCGCCAGAGAACTTCAAAAGCTCGTCTGTGGCGTCTGCGAACCACGGTGAGAACGCCGGAAAGCGCACCATCCCCATGCTCATGCGGCCTTGGATGGACTGGGCGCGGGTTTCTTTGTTCTTGGCGGGGACGACCTCATCCATTGCGACATAAATGCCGCGTTCCTGCATCCGCTTGCGAAGAAATGGGCCGATGGACTTGGAAATATGGCCGCGCTCGGCCCACCACATGAGCGGTTTGTGCCGCTCCATCATGTCTAGCATCGCCTCGACGACATCTTCGGTGTCTGCACGCTTCCACCAGACATCCGGCAACACCCAAATCACGTCGTTTTCGTCCACGCCGACCGGTACCAGCACCGTAGCATCGCGCCGCTGGTCAGTGGAAACCGCATGGTCAGATGCAACATACTTACGGAGGTTTTTAGGCAGTTCATGGGGCTGGTAGGTCTTAATCCACTCGCGCCGGAAGAAGTTGCCGTCTTCTGGTGTCGGGTTGCCTTGGAAGAGAGCCGAGAAGCCGCGTGAATCGAGCGTCTGCACGTTCCGCAAGTATTCCACCGAGAAACGTTCCGGCCAGAGAGCCTCGCCGGGGGCGCGGCCCATGGGGTCGTCATGCACCGCAAGGGCCGGAAGCGACAGAATCTTCCAGCGTTTTGCCTCTTCCTCGCGGTAGAACTCGGATTTGGGGTTTGTGAGCCGCCCAACAATGTCGTCTTCGTGCCAGCGGGTCATAATGATGACAACGCGGCACCCCATGTCCATGAGACGGGTCATTGCGACCCGTGTGAACCACTCCCAGAGCTTATTTCTGGCGGCTGGGGAGTTGGAATCCTCAACGCCTTTCACGGGGTCGTCGATAAGCAGGAGATGAGCGCCGCGACCCGTCAAAGGCCCGCCTTGGCCGACGAAGACCATGAGGCCATTGGAGGTTGTTTCGATGCGGTCTGAGGCCGCGCCGCCCTTACGGACGACGGCGTGAGGGAAAATCTGATTGTAGACCGGCATTCGCATGAGGTTTCGGACGTGTCTGCCGATGTCGTCTGCGTAGAGCTGGTTGTAGGTGGCGAAGATGACGCTTTGGGAGGGGTCTTGGCCGATGAACCAAGGGATGAGCTTCTTGGAGGCAAGCTCGGTTTTGCCGTGCCGAGGCGGCATCGTGATGATGAGGCGCAGAATGTTGCCCTTAACAACCTCTTGAAGCGCGGCGGCAAGGATTTGGTGGTGCCGAACCGTCGTGTACAGGCTCTCGTCAGGGTTCTCGGGGTCTGTTGGCGTCGGCATCATCAGGCGCGTGAACTCCAGAAGGTCTGTCTGCGCCTTCTTAGCCTTGACCATGCGGGTTGCCGCACGGATAAGGCGCTCCTGAGAGGCTATCTGAGCTTGGAGAGCTGTGTTCTCGCCGCCTTCCTCATTGCGTTTGGTGGGGTTTGCCATGAAAGGCGCTGGTTACGTCTGGTTGTGCTGCATAAGAGCGATAATCTGCTCCCACTTCTCCTTCACTTCGACGCGGAGCGCCTCGCGGTCACGTCTGCACTCTGCGCTTTCGGCCTCCAGCTTGGTCATCTGCGTCTGCCGCTCGGCGTGGAGCTGCGTGAGAAGCTCCTTATTGCTGTTCTGCATGGATGACGCGAAGCTGGCGAGCCATTTTAGCCCCATCAAGCACAGCGTCACAGGCAGGCCGATGGCTTTTACAAAGTCGAGTATCTCTGGGTTCATGGAAAACCTAGTAGGTGCCGCCGAAGGTGACGCCAAAATGGATGAGGTTGGCGTTCGGGATTGCATCCATCTTGGCCTTGTCTGCCGCAGACATGAAGCCGGAGGCCAGTGAAGTTGCGTCCGAGTGCGCGTGGTTCACATCTGCCTTGCCAGTGAGCGCGTTGATGGCGCTTTGGGCGGCTGATGTCGCCGCTGCTGCCGATGTCTGCGCCGCGTTTGCCGTGACCACTGCCGCAGACGCATTCGTGTTGGCTTGGTTCGCCACCGCAGAAATCGACGTAACCGTGCCGACCTGAGTCTTCAGCGCGTCCGAAAAGCTCTCGTACTCAACGATTCCGTTTTTGAGAGTGCCGTCATCCGCTTGGACCTCGGAAAGCCGGTCGATGGTCTGGTTCACGGACACCTGAACTTTAGCAAGCTCGGCGTCAAGTGAAGGGGCTGCGTTCGACCAGCTACTTACGTTGGCCGTGCTGACGAAGTTTGTGTCTTTCTGGTATTTCGTGGGCACCGCGCTCATGGGGATGAATCATGCAGGTTTTTGTTGGCCGTTGTCAACAGACACGAAAAAACCCGCCTACCACTCGGCAGAC